GGCTTGATAGCATCATTTACAAATTGATTTTCACCAAAGTCATCTGTGAGCCAACCAAGAATGTCTCTAGTAACGTCATAAGCATCAACAATAGTTCTTGCAGTACCAGTACTAGATGGACTGATAGGAGAAAGGTTTGCGGTGCTTGCAAAAGTAAAACTTGCTAAAGAAGGTGTCTCAGTTATAACGTGAGTTCCGTTAAGACTAGTATTTAAATTAAGAATTTTTACTGTATCACCAGCAAGGAATCCGTGTTCTACATCTGTGTAGACAGTAGCAGTACCTGAACCAGCCTTGTACTGCGAGCAATAGATTTCCTCCGAGCCGTAATATAAGGTCTGCCAAACAGCACGATGATATAAGTAACTAATCCACTCTTGCCCATCAACTGTTAAACTTTTATTAGATGGAGAGTAGCTGCGGCTCCAGATGATGCCGCCCCAGACGCAGACTCCGTTACGCAGTACATAAAGTGCTGTCTTTCCAGGCATGGTTGTTTCGTATAAATTCAAATTTTGAGTTGCTTCAATGACTGGAATTTCTCCAGAAAAACTTCCAGCTTTACTTAAAGAACGCTCAAAACTAACATTAGTAAAAGGAATTTCTGCAATTACATTATTTGTTAAGAGGTCGGCAACGTAATAGCGATACTCCGCTAGTACTATCTCGTTTCTTGCCATGTCATTATTTCCTTTGCGTAAAGTATATTAAGCGAGGTAGCCAGACCTATATTCAACATCAATCTTTGCTGCTGATGCTGATGCTGCACCTTCATCAGAGAAAGAAATTACATTTGCTCCAGGAGATAGAGTGACCCAGTCGTTATATACCTCTAATTTAGTACGTGCACCATAGTACTCGCCGTTTAGGTACACGTTTCTATTGTATGTATCAATTTCTAAAGTGTCAGGGCCGTATGCTAAAGACCCAGATGCTGCTCCATATGAAACATTTGTTCCAGTAGCCTCATAAGTAAATTGAGTAGATGTTGCGGATGCACCAATAATGCTAGTAACAATTTGAGTACCGTTATATGGAGAGCCGAGCCCAGAGATGGTTACCGAATCGCCTTCAACTAAACCGTGAGCTGCTGTGGTTCCAATAGTAACTAGAGAATCTGTTATCCCCCTATTGTTAATAGTTTTAGTAACCGCACCACGTAAACTCCCGATGATCGTGATGAATTCTTCATTTGTATTGTTGGAGATTACTGCTGGCCCAACAATGGGACCCGTAACTGTTATATATGTACTAACAGGGAAGTTTCCATTGTTTGTGATAGTCCCTAAACCTGTACGAGAAGGGGATGTAGATTTACAAAGAATTTGTGAAGTAAAATATCCGTCAGGGTCTGAAGCGTTCCACTCATACTTAAGCGGGTCGGCAGCACGAAGTCCAATAGAAAATTCAATACGACCACGGGCAGATACAGATTCAAACTCAGGTTCACCACTGAGACGCACCCAAGAGGCTTTTATTGGACTCTCGTTAGTCTTAAGCCAACCGCCAGAGTAGACAAGATTAGTTGCTGTAATAAGACGATTTCTAGCAGCAGGAGCAAGGGAAGGGTCTGGACAAAGAATTACACCAACAAGGGTTATGTCTCGTGCATTCCAACGACCTTTAACATCATAAGAACCATCACCCCAACCACGCTTGATATCTATCATGTCAGGTGAGGGGGGTTGCCACCAACCAGCAATATCCGTGATAACCCAAACAACTCCATACTCGTCAATTTTATTAAAGACAAAACCGTTGAGGGAGATATCCTCCTGCAACTTCATTCCCGTAAGATGCGGGAGCGGAAGTGGAGTTAAGGATGAATCTACTTGATTATTTTTATAGCCCTGTGTGTACGTCATTATGCGGCTCCTCTACGAAGTTGGAATGCAATCTGACGAGAGACAATTGCTGCCAGTTCACGCTCGTCCATGCCAGCAGAAGGGTTAATTACCATATTGACTGTTGTTCCTTTACCACCAGAAAGTTCGGCAATGATTGCGCGGTCACGAACTGACAGCCCCTGAGCATCAAGTGGCTCTACGCGCTCAGATTTTCCAGCCTCGGCTAACTGAGCAAAAGTTCCATTAGAAGATGGACGAACTACACCACCTTTTGCAAGTTTTACTGGCTGAATTTCTTGAAGATTAAATCCAATTGCAGGAGTCTTTAGAGGACCGATACCAATTGAAGGAATTCTAACTCTGTTAATTGCACGAATAATAAAGTTAATTCCAGAAATAATTGTATTAATTACAGCAGATAGGCCGTTCTTTAAACCATCCCATATTCCAGCTGCAGCGTTAGCAATTCTAGTTCTGATATTAGTAATATAACTAAGTATTCTTTCGAAGACAGTTTTTGCAGCATTCCAAGCAGTTTCAAGACCACTTCTTAATACATTCCATACAGTACTTAGATTATTTCTTACTCTTGTTATGTAGGCTTCCACACCTCTTCTGATGAGGTCCCAAACTACTTGAATACCATTCCAGACTGCTTCAAGACCAGTTCTTAGGACATCCCAGACAAAACCTAAAATACCCGTGATGATACCTATTTGTATCCGTACACCTGCAACAATTAGGTTCCAGATACCTTGGATAATATTCCAAACAAATTCAAGACCAGCTCCTAGTCCATTCCAAATTGGACTAAGTATTGCTATAATAAGGCCTACAGCTGGCTCAATAATTGCATAGATTGATTTAAAGGTATTTCTAAATAAAGAAACTAATCCTCCAAATGCTTCTCCAAATGCTTCGCCTGCTCCCTGAAAATCTCCAGTAAAAATTCTAAAAAGTCCTTTTAAAACATTAAAGACAACAACAAATGCATCTTTTACTGCAGCAAAAATATAAATAAGACCTGTAATTGCTCCACCAAGATTGTCAATCATAAATCCTACTAATGTTTTTAGTGGAGGCATTACATATGTTGCTATAAAATCACCAACATTTTTTAAGAATTCTTTAAAGCTTTTCATACCACTGCCAGAACCGCCGCCAAAAGCATCATCAAATGCCTTTTTTATTTTTTCAAAGTTTGCTAAAAGTTTTTCTTTAATAAATGCGCCAAGTTCTGCAATAGACTTCCTAAACTTCTCACTCTGAGTATAGGCACCAACTAAAATAGCAATTACAACAGCAATAGCAGCAGCAATTGCAACAAATGGCCCTACAGCAAGACCGACTTTAGCAGCCATATCAGCAATTACTGTCATCATTGCTCTATACAATGCAGGGCCTGATGTAAGAAATTTAAACATTCTAGAAAATCCACCAACAATTACCTTAAATGCAAAGCCACCAATCTTTGCAAGAAAACCGAAGGCTGCTAAAAAAGGAAGAATCTTTGCAGATGTTTTTAAGATATTTTGGCCTAAATCAGTTGCAAGGAATTTATTAAGTTGTTCTAAAGCAGTAGTTAGTACGCCAAAAAATATCTCAATTGAGCCGCTATCTGTGACAAGTTTTACAAATTTAGCAAACTCAATTCCTAGCTCGCTTATGGCAACCATAGCCCCGCCAAGGTCAATTGTGTTGAGAATATCTACTGCTTTACCTATGTTATCGTAGAAAATGCCTAAAGCAGGGTCATCTGCAAACCTAATAAACCCGCCAAAAATCTTACCTAAAAGTTCAAGAAGTTTTACTCCATTCTCTGCAGCTTTTGCAAAAAACTCCTTAATCGGCTTTCCATCAATACTTGTAAGATTCTTAAAACTCTCTGTTATTTTTTTAAAGTACTCTAAAAATATCTGTCCGCCGCTACCTGGACCTGTGTTGGCGTCAAAAAGTTTACCTAGTCCGCCAAAAACATTGCTAAATATCTTACCTAAGTCTGAGAAAATGCCTTTGGCTACTGCAAATCTATCTGAAAGTTTTTTTACTCCTTCTGTAGTGTTAAGAGTCATCTTCCAAGCATTTGTTAGCGAGACAAGCCAGTCACCAAATGCATCAATAAGAGGTTTTGCAGTATCAAGAATAATGAGGAAGACTTCATAAAGATTGGCTCCAGCCTCGCCAAATTTACGTAAAAGTTCATCATTTGTCTTCCAGACACTTTGTAATCTTGCTAGATTCTCTGCCGAAGTGATTGTTTTAGAGAAATTTATTGCTACATCTCCTAAGGCACTACCAGTTCCTTGGAGAAGGTCCTTAAATATTTTTATATTGTCAGTTGAAAAAAGATTCTTTAGTGCTACTGTTAGTTTAGGGAAAAGGTCCTTGCCAGCAGCAGCTTTAAGCTCTTTAAAAACCTCTTTAAGAGATACAATGTATTTAACAAAATCTTGAGCCTCAGGGGAAAGTTCTTTTAAAGCATCTTTATAAGCATCAACGGCATCTTTGTTTTCTTTTATATCCTTGACTGCCTCGGCAGCATCATCTCTATTCTCAGTTGCGCTTTGAATGGCTCTTGCGTTTTCAAGTTTAGTTTCTGTTAGGTTCTCTGTAGCATCATTTACTGCTTTTATTGCTGAAACTACATTCTCTTGACCATCAACTTGTTGTTTAAAAGTTCCCATCGCAGCATTTTTTGCTTCTGTCTTTTTAAGGTCATTATTTTTATCAATTGCGCGGCGATAGTTTAAATCAGCCTCTGCAAAAGCAAGTTCTGCTTCTTTTCTAGCGCGAGAGTTGGGAGGAAGGTCTGATACACGAGCAAGAGTTTCACGTGCTTTTTCTAGCTGAATTGCTGCTTTTTGCTCCGCAATTGCAGCATCTTCTGAGTCAAAACCTAGTTGTTGTAAGTCTTCAATAGCCTGTTCACGAGCCTTATGTAATTCGTTTTCCGCATCAACAAGGGCACGTTTTGCTCTTATCTCTGCTTTTGCTGCATCTTCATATGCTTTAGCTAAAGCCCTCTGAGCACGTTCTAATGCTTTATTTGCTTTTTCAAGTTGCTTTGCGTTGCCAGCGCCTGCTTTTGCTGCTTTATTTCCAGCAGAGATTGCTTTTCCAACTCCAGCAAATGCTAGTTTTACAGTTACAGCGGCTTGGGCCAGAGACATCATAGATGAACCGAGAACTGCCATGGCAGGTAAGGTAATAGCGCCAATTATGGAGCCCAAAGAAATTAATCCCGTACCTAAAACACCAATTGTTCCAGCTAGAGCCTGTAGGATCGGGGCAAGAGTGTATCCTTTTCTAGTAAGGCTACTAAACTTTTTACTTGCTTCTTCGCTTTCTTTGAGGAAGTTTTTGAACATTCCTCCACCGCCACCACCACGTTTAAATCCGTTATTGAAAGCACGACCAGTTCTATCACCAGCAGCTCCGCCTTCTTTATCAACATCTTTAAGTTTGTCTCTAATATCTTTATCAATACCAGTAGTGATGGCATGTATCATCACATAAGCATCACCTATAATTGCCACAAGCCATCACCTCCTAGTATTTAGCCCAGCGGGGCGTCTAATGTCTTTCCAAACGGTAGTGCTGCATCAGGATTAAAATCTGTAGAAGGTACAAATGGCTTTGTCGCTGCCTTAGCAGGATCAAAAGGAACTACATCGCTGTAGTCGTATCCACCTTCTTCAGGTTCTAAATCCGAGTAATCTGTATTGCTTGAAGAAGAGTGCTTATACTCTTTTTCATAGAACTCTCGATATATAATCTTTCTTATCTTGTTCTTTGCGTCAACTTGTTCTCCACTAGTGGCGTTTGTATAGTCTTCTTCAAAGATGACATGTATTACATCCAGCATTTCTGCCGAGTCCATCTCTCCAAGACGTAGGCCGCTCATCAGTGCTTTCCCGTTGACATAAGGCCAATGGTCTACTGCCCACTCAAGGAGTCCGTTGGCCCCGCTGTGGGACGGCCTGAGTACTGTTCTACCAGCCATGATGTAATTTCACCTAGAGATTCAACAGTAACAATCTTGTCTGACTCTAAGAGAGCATTGAAGCGCTCATAGCTTTCAGGCATAAGAGCCTTGCCAAAAAACCCTGTAACTAAGCTAGCGGCATCTGAAGAATTTTCAGATGATGCTGCAGCAACCATATCTAGAAGTACTTTTCCTTGAAGTGATGTTTTGCAGTGGAACTCTTCATCGTACAATTTGAACGATAATGGTTCTGTAACAATATCGGTACTACCGAAGTCTTTGAATCTACTTGTCATGTTTCCTTTTCCTCGTTTCTCTTATGTCTTTTTACTATTTACATAGTAATATTATTATTTTACATTACTTTTCTTAGGTTGTCTGAGAGATATCTATTGGCTTTTGTCCCTGGGTGCATGACCGAGTGGGCATAAACAATAGAAGAACCTTTAACAAATCTAAGAACTTTTGCATTATTAGCAACAATTAAGTGAGGTTTTGTACCCTCATGGTGCATCAATGCGTAGTTAAGTCTAGAGCCAACCATCACATATTGCCCACGCGGGTCACGCATGTGTCGCATGTGAATAGATGCCCTAAGTGCCCCTGTTCGGACTCCTACCTGAGCCTTTGCCAGAACTTCTAGTTTTCTACCCTTACTTGCAAGGTGTTTTCCAACCATGCCATTAGGATTATTAAATACAAAATCATATGCTGGCTTTCTAATTACAAATCTAGCCATTATGGAATTGCTGCCGTAAGTGTCAAGGTCACTGTTTGATATCCGCCCTCAGGAGCGTTGACTTCAACAGTTGCAATAACTCCAAGACCAAAACCAGAAGCCTCCCAAGTATCTAACTGAGCAGCGCTGTCAAGAAGAATCCAAGCATCGTAGGCAGAAACTTCTGCATATGATTCAATGGTCTCGGCTGCTGGTGCTTTACCGCTAGGTCCAACTGTTGGTACTTGTCTAGAAACAGCAACAGTTATAGTTGCACTGCGTGGGTCTGAGCATCGACGTGGAGATGTTGCTTCATCTCCTGGAGCACCTACATACATTTGGATAAGAGAGACTACAACTTGTTCGCAGTCTACTGCAGGCGCACCTAGTGTCCAGTATTTTCTAAAAGGAAGTGGCATGTTGTATGAGGCATAAGATGTAACAACTTGGTCAAGAACTGCCTGCATAAAAACGGCAAGGTTTTTAGCGTTACTGCTAACTGTTGCTTTATTTATATTAATCATGTCACTCCTATGCGTCGTTTTATATTTATGGTGTGTAGATTGGTTCTACTCTTGTAGCAAGACTAATAGAGATGTTAGCAGAGAGAATAGTTACTACCTCTTCTACTGCTGAGTTTGTTGGGCTAGGTCTTGTACAATAAATTTCATAAGTTCCAGGGTCTCTAATGCCAAGAACGTCGTATACATCTTGATACGGAGCATACAAAGAGATAAGTTCAGCTCCTACATCTAAAGTCACTGCATTTGCAATAACTGCTGTCTTAGCCTCTGTATAGTCAGATACGGACATAAAAATAGTCCAAGTGTCTTGTGTAAGTAGGAAGTCTCCACCAATTTCATCAAAGTAGAGGGTAAGACTTCCACCTGTAGGAAATACTTGAAGGTCAGATGCAGTCGGTGTTAGAAGTAGAGAGTGAGGTGTGATTCTTCTGGCTTTAGGTACATCTGGAGAAAATACTCGAGCACGTGCACGAGCACGGTCAGGGTTAGATGTTTTTAAGAATAAGTCAATTGCGTAGATACCAGTGCGAAGTTCATCAATAAAATCTTGGCTGTCAAGTAGAGTGTAAGAAACACCTTGACGAGAAACAGATGTTACACGCTGTGGCAGAGCGCAGGTGTCATCACCTTCATACAGCTTAACTAGTTCTATTGCAAGAATACGAGCAGCAGCCTTGCCAGCAGTTGGGGGTGGGGTTCCGTAGGTATATGTAACTTCTACGTTTGAAGAAGACCAGTTGGCTCCTGGAGTTGCAATAATTGTTGAATGCTCTGAAAGATAGTATTTACTCGGGCTAATAATTTTGCCGAATTGGTCACGCATATTATGAATCTTAATTACTTTACGACCACGAAGGCGTAAGCGGGAGGTAGAAGATGTTCCATCTCCCATAAAATCATGTTCGCCAAAGCGACCAAAACCATCTGAGCGGACATTCTCGACATGTCCATCTACTAATACAGGTTGGTAATTCTTTGCCGATGCGCCCATACGAAGGTATGGGTCATAAGAAGAAATATATTTTTCTGTTACAGTCGTTGTTCCAGAGTATTTACGACCAGACATTCCCCACAGTAAATAGGAAGCAGTCTTACAAGCATCATAGGCGTATGTAGAGTCCCCGTATGAACCGAGTTCTTCTGCGGTTACCCATAAATTGCTAGCCACTGTTCCTCCTTAAATACAAAAAGCGGACGACTACCATGTGTGCTGATGACACGACTGGCCTGTCGTCCGCCTTTTGTTTTATTTAATTAAGCTGATGGATCTTCTGATGAAGCGATAATGAAGTCAATTGGAAGGTCTGCGTTATAGCTCTGCTGACCAGGTACGTTGTAGGCTGTTGTAGAACCTTGTGAGGTAAAGTCTGTAACTGCCTTGTATCCACGTTGACGAACTGCTGAACCAACTGGGCTAACTGCCGCACTTGATACGTTAGTTGCTGTCTTAGCGTATGTAAATGTAGTAGTAGACGGAACTCCAGTAATTGTAAATGTACCATTGAAGGTTGAATCAACATCTGCTACAACAACGCTCTGACCTACTTCAAACCCGTGAGCTGAAGCGGTTGTAAGAGTTGCTACGTTACTACTTAGAGCCTTATTGTTTACAACTGCTGAACTATTATCAAACCATTGGTAGAATCCCTTAAGACCTGTAGGGGCCCAGTCATCACGTGCATAAGCATATGGACGCTCTGTAGCAACTGGGAACTCCCAGCGGCCATCTAGACCTGTACCGAATTCTACGTTTCCAAGGCCGTAACCTTCGAATGTGTTAGCAAGAAGACCGTTTTCAATAACACGGTCACCTGACTGACGAAGCTTTGCGTATGGGAAAATCCAGTAGAAGTATGGAAGTGATGTTGCACGCTTGCCATCCTTAACTGCGAATGACCAGCATTCAATAGCAACACCGTTGCCTGAAGGGTCATCGCCAACTCCTGGAGCAGCCCAACCAATAGACTTGTTGTCTGTTGATGCGTATGTTCCAAAGTTCTTGCGAAGAAGCAAGCCACCTGAAAGAAGTGCTGTTAATTCTGGGTCTGGATCGCAGATTGCGAGTTCCATAGTGATGCGCTTAAGAGTGTCTGGCGCCTTGTAAGAAACGCAAATGACACCACTTGCAGACTTCTCGATGATTTCATCGCCTTCTTCATACTCTGGTGTAAATGATGTACGTAAGAACGCCGAGGTTGTATAACTATCACCAGGTTCGGTGAGTAGGTTTCCTGAGGCGTCCAGTCTAGTGACTCGGATCGCCACACCTTGGACGCTTGCTGCGTAGTCCTGAGTGGCCATACCAGTATTCTCCTTAGTTTGTTTTTACTTATACAGTTGCAGGTACTGCTACCCGCACTGCAAAATGAATTGATGGGTCGAAATAAACAGCCGCAGAGCGAACTGCCTTGATAACCATGTCGTTAATGTTAGCATTAATTCCTTGGCTCAATGATTCGTTTACGATTTCTGACTTACTTAGGTGTACTTCTACTGGACCTGTTGCATACATCCAACGATTTGTTGCAGATGGTGCAGCTCCAGTTACGCTGTATGGACCAATTCCGCTATAGCCTGAGCCAATAGCAACTTCTGTTCCTAAACGTGTCATTGCCTTACCTGTTTTTCCACCATCTGTTGAGGCGTAGACAATCTTTGACCCAAGGATTGAGGCTACATCACGAGTCATATGAATAACTCCCGATGCACCTGTAGGTGAACTTGCTATTGCTTGCTCTAAATGAAACAGAGCGTTAGAGGCAGTGTGTGCTCCAGAAGCAGGGACAGTTGCAGCGCCTTCTTTTGATAAAAATACATTTGAATTGGTGGCTGCTGTAGCAGCAACCCCACTCCATAATTCTAATTCGACTGCCTTTTGTGTTGCTGCCTCAAGTTGCTTAAGTGCGATAGCAAAACGGTCCTGTGCAGGTAGACCAAATGTTGAACGTGCAATCTCTACTTCAATGAAGAATGGAGAGTAATCTCTATAGTACTGCTCATCAGATGCGTCATACAGTTCCCCACCTGTGACGTCATCATCATTAGTTGTAAGAATACGTGTTGTAGCAAGCGAGTCAAACTCATAAGAAAACCCACGCACCCAGCGCTCATCATAATCGCTGGATGTGTGTGTTTTGACAGTAGCAACGCTCAAGAGACCGCAAGGAGTAGGTTTCAGTTCTGGAGCTGTATAAACCCCACGAAATGCTGCCATTTTTTATCTCCTCTTGATCTCTTGAGCGTTAACTATTGTTATCTAATCTTTACTGTATTAAATACTTTTTAGTATTCAATCGCAGCAGCAGTTGCGCCACCAGTTGTGTCGCGGAGGGCAGCAGCCACACCGTTAACAGAAATGGTTGAAGTAATCTTCAAGGCTTCAACTCCGATGAAAGCAATTCCTTCGAATGTTTCAACGAACATCTTGTAGTCGTTGGTGCCAACAAGGCTTGAGTCACGGATGATTCCGAGGTCAAGTGTGCCACCATCAAGGAACAAGAATGAGCCCTCTGAGAACATGTACCATACGAATGAATCTGCGAACTCATTAAGAGCACCACCAGATTGTGCGCCAGATACAGTTGCATCTAGTGAAGCAGTTAGGTTTACGTTGCGTGATGCTACGTATCCATCAATCTCGCCGTATGCATTGAGAAGTGAATCTCCAGGCATTGATAGAGCGAGGTCAGCAGCCATTGCATCCTTAACCCAAGCAGGAATGATTGCACGAAGTGGTGCATCAGCCTCTAGGCGGTGACGTGAACGGTAAGCAGAAGCAGCGCGGCCTAGTTGAACTAGGAAGTCACGACCAAATCCGATTAGGGAAGTAGTTGTAACTGCTGTTGAAGCCTCACCAATCTTTGTAAGAAGGTTCTGCTCTGCTTCACGTGCATGCTGAATCAGACCCAACTCGTTGTGACGAGCGATGAGTTCTGGGTAAGCACGTGTCATCAAGTTACCAAACTGTAGCTGAAGAGTTACAGCGTCTGTTGCGACGGTGTTCTCTGAAGCAGCAGTAATAGTAAGGCTTGACTTTGTAGCTGGGTCTGGTGAGCTTGCTGCATCATTAGCAGCAGTCCATAGGCCAACAGCATTTCCGTAGTCAGAAAGCTTTGGAGGAGTGATGAAGCGGATACCACCACGGTCAGCCTGGAAACGAGGAAGAGCATCACGTACTGGACGTGCTGTTGTTCCCATTCCAAAGATGTCGTACTTAACTGCGAATGGTGTTGAGTGACCACCAGATGCAACGAGTGCCTCTGGACCTGTCACTGCTTGAATCTTGTTCCAGTTTGACTCTGCATCTTGTGTAAGAGTGCGAGCTTCTGGGAATGCTGTGGATACAGAAGCAACAATGTGCTGCTCGCCATCTCCACCGTTTACACGGCGTAGGCCATGTAGACGCTTTGCCATTGCCTCAGCAACGACGTTCATGTTGTCTAGAGAAGAGCCTGCTGTGTAACCAGGAATGTCAGCACCTGCAGTGATTGCCACTGCCGCTACTGATGCCTGTGCTACAGGGCGGTGGCTCGCTGGTACCTCAATGTTGAGGTTGTCTGCGTTATCTGCAGCGGCGGTCACGGGTGCCTCCATAATTTCTTGTGCCATTGGCACAGCTGATTCGGTTGTTTGAATTGATGCTTCTGAGCCATCAACTGCATCTGCAACGGCTGCGTCTGCTGCGGCATCATCGACTGATGCTTCTGCTTCTGCTGCTGGTGCTTCTTCAGCTACTGGTGCTTCTTCGGCTGGTACTTCTGCTGCTGCTTCTGTTGTTTCAACAGATGCAACAACTGTCTCCTCGATAGCAGCAGGTGCTGCTTCTGGAGTCACTTCTGTGGTTGAGAACTCGGTTTCTGTTCCCGCTGTAGTAGACGCTTCAGTCATGGTCTTTTCCTTTTCCTTTTCTTCTTCTGTTTTTTCAACAGGAGATGTTTTATCTTCAGTTTCTGGCTTTGGAGTTTCTGTAGGAGCAACTGGCATTGCGCCTGCTGCTTCTGGTTTCTTTTCCTCTTCCAGTACTGGGACAGGAGTTTCGGAAATAGGTGCTTCAGCCATTGGAGCTTCAGCCATTGGGGCAACTGGTGCCTCTTCTGCTGGAGCAGGTGCTGGTGCAGCATCCATGTTTTCTTCTGCTGGTTCGTCATCTTGTCCATAAACGCGGGAAGCGGCCTCAGAGGCTCGCTGAGCGAGTTCTACGGCTGCGGCCTCGCGGCGCTTGACTTCGTTTCTAACTCCATCGAGCATATCGGCAAGCGACGTCATCGCGTCAACTGTCTGCGGGGTAGGATCTTCTTTCTCAACCGATTCAAATGCACTAAGGATTTCATTTTGGAGTTCAGTAACTTGATCGTCACCTAGCTCGGCAAGTTGGTCCACTTGTTCTTTAATTCGGTCCACGAACTGTCCTTTCCTACGGCCAGTCTAAATAGGTCTTATTACCCATTTCGCTAATCAATCGGGGCCGAGGGACTCCAGGACGCATTTAATCTGCGGGAGGCACTCCACCTATTAACAGATACTACATTAGTTCAAATAGTGTGATTTTTAATTTTGTACGATTTTTATCTGATTAGGTAAGTAACCGAAGCAACTTAGACATTTGACTAGATATCTCGCTTTGGCTATAGTAGTCAGAGCCAGACATAAAACCCTTCAAATCTTTAGTTGCTATGTTGGCATCCTTTTTTCCAATTTTAGCTTCCACGCGGGTAATCATCTTGTCCATCAAATCCTGTAGCGCAGGGGGGATATCGCTAAAACGGATTTTTTGAGCATCTTGACCAAAGGCAAAAGGAAGGTTAGCAATAACCGAACCTAGCTGCCCCGCTGAGAGTCTTACATTTTCTAAAGACTCTGCATTGAGTGCTCCAGTGTCTAACCTATCAATTACGCCTAATAAATCTCCAGCAGCATTGGCTGCACCAGCGTAATCTCCTGCGTTATCGAGATTTTCTGCTTCTTTAATCTTTTTCAACGCCTCATCTGAGCCAGAATCACCTAAATTAACTTTCAACCGAGCAAGCACTTGTCGAAACTTCCCCTTGGTATCACGGGGTTGTGTTTTAGGTGTATAGGTTCCTGACTTTTCTTCGGCCTTCTGCTTGCTCTTAACTTCTTTTTTTAGTAGGTCCAACTCTTCATCGGTAAGACCTTCTAGGTCCTTCTCTGAAATCTCTATAGCAAAAGCCTCTTCAGTGTCTCCACCATTGAGTATTACAATTTCTTCATCTAAAGGCCCTGCTTTTGGCTTAAATACGCCTTTTTCTTCTTGATAAATCTTGGTTCCAAAAGTGCTTTTATTTTCAGTAGAAGCGACCACAGATTCAACGATTGCGATGCGCTCTCTCAGGCTAGCAACCATGGACTCTGAATCAGACGCTTCTTTCCAACTAGCTGGAATAAGTTCTTTCTTATCAAGTTGGCGAGCCATCTTCGCAATGTGACGACGAACAACTCCACGCTTTCCTGGCTTAGAACGTCCGTATGCCTGAATAGCATTACGAAGGTCATTAGCGTTACGAATTGGGAATGAGCCATCTGGAAGAGCCTTCTTCGACTCTGCAAGTTTCATGCGTTCTTTGCGTGTGATAACAGCAAGTTCTGCATCTGAATCATCAAGCATTTGAAGCATGTATGCAGAGTCTTCATTTCTTGCTGCCTTAACTTTATTTGAAAGTTCTTCTGCCTTAATTGCTGCAGTCATTGCTTGCATACGAGTTCTAGCATCTCCTGCGGCAGCAACTAATGGTGCTTCTAACTTATCAATTCTGCTATGAAGTTCTGCGAGAGGGTCGTGCTTTAGTTGAGCAAGAACACTTGCTCCAGCAGCAACAAGTGCCATTACCTGACCTGAAGCAACGCGAGCGCGAGCAATAGGGAATCCAGGAACGTTTACCTGACACACAGCAACAAGTTCTAGAGCACCCTTGATAGGTCTCCAGTCACCTGATGGTGCTGATGCACGAAGTGAGCGAATCTGTTCTGGACTAGTTCCAGGGCGAAGTGCTCCTGATACCCAGATGCCATAAGCATCTTCTCCTGCATGAACATCAGCAACTGCGGATGCTGTGTCGTCGTAGTGACGAACTGCTTCCTGAGCAGATGCTTCAAGTCCTGCGTGACCTCCAGCAAGAGTTAATTGACCTACAGGCATATCTACACCTTCTTCAGTGCGAACAACTCCTGTATGGAAGAATGCATAATTACTCTTACTGCGAGGAGGGCGAGTACCAAACGCCATTCCAATATGGTCCACATGCCAAGCGGCAATGTGACCAAAAACTTTTCCATCATCGGTTACAGTAAGAGCAGTTGGTTTTTTCAAACCAGGGTTGTTAAACCACTCTTTAGGTGGGGTTACTGGGATTGCTCCAGCTACCATTCCGCAAGCGATGAGTGCTGAAGCATCGAGAGGATTTACTCCTTCGACGTACACTCCATCTTGAATCACTTCTTCCTCCTGCTCTAGTCCCATCTCGTCAACAAGTTCTACCTTGCATTCTTGATATGCGGGCTTGGGTACAAGAGTTACAGCCATAACTCTTGCCTTTGTTATCTTCATTTTACCTGCTCCAACTTTGCCGTCAGCATCGTCTTTAGCAGCATTCTCATGCTCTTTTGCTTCGAACATATCTAAGTCAGCAGAAACTCCACGAATGAAGCCTCCACGGACCAATCTTTCCGCTTCTTTTCCATACTCTCCAGTGTCAAAATGCCCGTAAGCATTTCCAATACCATTTTCAACTCTTTCCATCTTTGTAATTATTCCAACTACAACTGATCCTGAATGACCTTCTCCAGTCTTGATTTGCCATAAAAATGGAAGAGGGAGGTCACGAATAGTGATTGCGCCAGCATCAAACTTGCGACCATCTCCTGATTCAGTTCCTTCTGGAATTACTAGAGGGATAAAGAAACTTGCTCCCTGATTTTCTGAAACAGGTTCCTCACCAAATACTCTTATTCGAGCATCTTCTGCTCTTGCTCTAATAGTTGCTGAAGCAATCATCGCTTCTGAAGAAACAACAAAGTCGCTACTAAAAGCATTCCTTGCCTTACCCTTCTTTCCGAAGAGTTGTTTATGTTCTTTGTCACCAGTCCAAAGACCAGTTGCTTCCTTGTGACGAAGTGCGCAATAGCCTTTTGCTCGAGGACCCATGTACTTCGAGAGTTGACGAACGCATCGTGTCCAATCACCACCAGTTCCCCAACGAATCTTTGCTGCGCCTTTACCAGTTAACCAATATTGACGTAACTCTTCAGCGTTTCCTTTATTTCTATCAGCACCGCCTGCTGCAATCATTGCAGCAACAATCCTCATATCTGATTCATCGTAGCCAGAAGATGTCATTGGTTTGATTGAATCAACTTGCTCTAAAACAGTTGCTAGTGTTTCATCATCTAGTACAACAACTGGTGGAGGTGTAGGACTGTTGAGGTCATTAAGAACTTGTTCGTTCTTCTCCCACTTCCCAGGCTTACGAATAAATGTCATAGGACTAGTAGAGTTTGTTGATGCAGGAATGAGTGAAACTAAATCCATAACAGCCTGAGGGTCATCAGGAGAAACAATTGCCATATAAATTGGTGGAACATCTGAAGTATCTGGAGTTAATTCTTTTCCTGCTTCAGCAGCAGCAATAAGAGCAGAAGCTCGTACTGGCTTAACTCTTGCCCATGAACCATCTTCTTGCATAACAAAACCTTTAGCAACAACTCTATTCTTTGAGCCGTACCAAATTGATTTACCGTCTGAATACTTTGTACGAACTTGACCAGTAAAGGGGTCTGTAAATGTTTTTAAAACCTTACCTACTTGACCATTAGGGCCAGTCTTAGAACTATCGTAAGAACCTGAAGGTGGGTTTTTAGGGTCATTAGGTCCTATAGAACCGTCTTCGTAAAGTTTGAATCCCTTAGGAACAACTGTTCCCCTCTGTCCAAACCAAGTTTCTCCGTAAGCACCTCTATACTCTGTAGTTTCTTTTCCAGAAGCATCTTTAAACCTCTGTACAGCAGTGCCAAATTCTCCCTTGTCGTTAATTGCATCAGTAGACTCGCCAGGATAGATTGTTGCTCCTCCAATAGAGAATCCTGTAGAAGGTACGTATACGTACTTAGGTTCAGGTGCCTTGCGTTCAGTCGTACCTGGCTCTCCGCCAGAAGCTGGGTCATCACTTGGAGCTTTTCCAGTTCCTTTTGAACCAGGTGCTTTTCCTGTTCCACTACTTGGAGCACCACCAGAGGATGGATTACTTGGAGTACCAGGAGAAGATGGGCTACTAGGGGTACCACCAGAGGATGGATTACTTGGGGGGTTACCAGAAGATGGACTACTTGGATTTGTTGAAGAAGGTTTTGGAGCAAACCCTGCTGCTGGCTGTTGTAGCCAACTTTCAGGGTTCTTTCCAGGAGATGGAGTTAACTCGCTGGATGGTTTTGCACCTTCCACATCTCCTGGTTTAACTCCGCGTAAATCTGGACGATACCAAATTGCATTTGGATAAAGTGTTTCTCCGTTAGGAGCCTTAGATGACTTTTCTAGAAATGAACGAAGCGATGGGTCGTTGTAAGCATTAGGACTCTTGCTGTCCATTATCTGCTGAATAAGAGCAGAGCGTTCTGTAGGAGCAGCACCAGTATTTAATTTAGCTGTTCTAGCATCAGTAGCCCATGGAGAGAAGTCAGCAAGGATTGTATTTACTTGATTACTTCTCAACTGAGGAAGTTTTCCAGGAGTGTTAGCAACAGGGCTGTCAATAGGTGTGCGAGGCTGTCCTAAAATATTACGAGTAATTTCTTTTGTAGAAGATGCTGATTGAATTTGAGGCAGAGGTACAAAAGTATCTGCAGGTTCTGTTGTGTTTCCTGGAACATCTACAAATGTTCCGTTATCAAGTTTAATTTTTAATGTTTGTGTATCTGAGTTTGCAGATTCAACTGTTCCTGAGTACTTAGCGTTTCCACCAATAACTACACGGCCACCAGCTTTAGCAAATTCTCCATTTTTATTACGAACCTGACCACGAGCCTTAGATGAACGCTCTTCTGGTGTGTAGTTTCCATCTTGGTCTGTAATAGTGGACTTTAAAGTTACAGAGTCTCCCTTTTCAGGAACGGCTGCGGTAATTGAACTACCTGAGTAATCTTCAAAACTTACATAGTTATCAGTGTTATCAAACAAGACTGCATCAATAAGTCCCCAGTCGACACCACTTACTTGGTCAACAAAAAGTTGAGCCTCTTCAGGAGCTAGTTGGGAGATTGATACTGGTTCAAATGGGTTAGAGTCAAACATTCCGCAAAGAATGATTGATGTTTGAACATCTACAGGTACATGCATTTTCATAGTTCTGTCATATGGGTCATCTAGTGAACGATCATATGTTTCAAAATCGTGATTTACATTTCCTAAGTCTTCCCACATACCGTCATCCCAAACAAAACAAGCACCATCTGGAATTACTTTATAAATACGGTCAACTTTTCCAGAG